CAGGTGAACAACATGAACATTAGGTTTGAAAACCCATTGCCCAAGGAGGTGCACATCTCCCCTGACATCCGTGTAGCTTCAACGCTAACACGAAAGTGTTTAAAGACACACAAATTTTTACCGCCCAACACCTCTCGAACAAGGCGCATGAAATTAGGACCATCTGGCAGTTCCTTAGTCATGTATAAATATAGCTGAAATTCACAGGCGATCATCAACTTCTCGACGAATAGCGACTCAAAAGCCGTGTAATCTGTTGCGAGATATTTAGCTCCTTCACGGTGCAGCCGGTTCATTATATAATCAGGCCGGTCTGCCACAGGGACATGCTTTATAAAAGCGGGATTTTCGTATACCCTTTCTTCTATTAGCTTAAAGATGGGACCAACAGCACATTTAAACTCATCAGACCGGGAGTTGATTGCCCGGGCGTGCTTGAAGGTCGGATAGAACTCATCTTTCATGAAGGAACTGCATCGGAAGTAGCGACGGGACTTATCTGGGTCCCATATGCTCCCGACGCCATCCCACTGTACGCACAGCTCTTTTCTGCGCCAGTCGGGGTAGGTACTGTGGGCGAGCCAACGCTCAACCGTCACGTCCTCATCAGCAGATATTGGGGTCAAATTCTGCTGGACCCAAGTCTTAACGAACTTCGAGAATCTCTCAAGAGTAGCGTCACAAGCCTTAGGCGGTTTTATTGCAAACCTCTTCCTCACCCCAGCCATAGTGGTCCTTGGATCGTGGGGGTCCGGGTGTGGGCAGGCTGCGCCTACCACATGACATCCCAAACTAACCCCAACAGTCGGTCTCTGATTTAAGCAGACCGGCCGCGGCTCCGAAATGGTAGCATCCTCCTTAATCTCCTTAAGTGGATCTTGCTTACGCTCCCCATATCGGTAACCCCCAAGGTACCACCGCTGACCTCCTTTCAAGCTAGGGCGGCAGGGAAATACCCGACTCGGTGTTCAAGGCGATCTTTCCAGATGCCGAGCGCGACCGTCACGGTATTTCCGACCACGTCATGCAACTTCCAACTAAGGTATCTATCCATGTTGGTGTGGTGACTGGATTTTGCGAATGATTGTAGCCTCATCTGCGTGACACTTTCATCTGTCGATTGCATGCAGGTAGGTGTAGACAATTGGGCCAGCAGCTCAAACGATATGAGCATCTGGCCGGGCTGATTGGTGAGTTTACCCCACACATCCTTGTTGATTAGTCTGCCATTAAGCCTAATGGCATACTCAACAAGCCCGTAAATTGAATCGGCGTGCTTAGTTTCCGTCATCGCCATTGAGTCCGCTCTCAAATCGGGATGTTGGTAGTTCGTCAAACTAACAAGACGGTATTCATGTTTTATGCGGGGGCTGAAGAGATTGCGCTTCCCGCACGACGTTAAATATCTGTTGACAATCCACCATGTGACATGACAGTACACATATTGGCAGAGCAACGCAAATTGGATGCGTGCATCATC